ATGGTATCTTCAACACTTTCACAACCAATTCAACAACGGGGGTGGTTCGATGTTCTCGATGACTGGCTTAAGCGCGATAGGTTTGTTTTTGTCGGTTGGTCTGGCCTTCTTCTATTCCCGACTGCTTATCTCGCTCTTGGCGGGTGGCTTACAGGAACCACCTTTGTTACCAGTTGGTACACCCACGGCATTGCGAGTTCATATCTTGAGGGGTGTAACTTTCTTACTGCTGCTGTTTCTACTCCTGCTGACGCTCTCGGACATAGCCTTCTACTCCTTTGGGGTCCTGAAGCTCAGGGAGATATCGTCCGCTGGTTCCAACTTGGGGGACTCTGGACTTTTGTGGCGCTCCACGGAGCCTTCAGTCTTATAGGTTTCATGCTCAGGCAATTTGAGATTGCCAGACTCGTAGGAATTAGACCGTACAATGCGATTGCTTTTTCAGGCCCTATTGCCGTATTTGTTAGTGTATTCCTCATGTACCCTCTTGGACAGTCCAGTTGGTTCTTTGCGCCGTCATTTGGTGTTGCAGCGATCTTCCGCTTCCTTCTATTTCTCCAGGGATTCCACAATTGGACGCTTAATCCCTTCCACATGATGGGAGTTGCTGGTATCCTGGGTGGGGCTTTACTTTGTGCCATCCATGGTGCTACAGTAGAGAACACTCTGTTTGAAGATGGTGAACAAGCGAACACTTTCAAAGCTTTTGAACCGACTCAGGAGGAAGAGACGTATTCTATGGTTACGGCTAACAGATTCTGGTCTCAGATCTTTGGTATTGCTTTTAGTAATAAACGTTGGTTGCATTTCTTTATGCTTTTTGTTCCAGTTATGGGCCTCTGGACTTCCTCTATTGGCATCATCGGCCTTGCTCTTAACCTTCGTGCGTACGACTTTGTATCTCAGGAGATTAGAGCGGCAGAAGATCCGGAGTTTGAAACGTTCTATACAAAGAACATCCTCCTTAATGAGGGACTTCGAGCGTGGATGGCGCCGGTAGATCAACCGCATGAGAACTTCGTGTTCCCTGAAGAGGTATTGCCAAGAGGCAACGCACTCTGATATACTGAGAGGGTTAACCACCCTCTTTTTTTATGCTTGGAAATCTAGAACCAGAGGAGAATGTAATGAAAGAAAAATTCCCAAGTGCTGATATGTTAGGACAACTTGCCATTGCTCTTGGTAAGATGGACTGGAGTCCTAATGATGAACTTCGTGTGAAGATTGGTGGAGTTGCTAACAGTGGTATTCACCAGACTGAAGGCGCAAACCCCAAGTGGGCAAAGCCATATGGCACAGTAAGTTATCAGAGCGATGCCTTTATTGTGATTGAGAATGTCACTCGTAACCCTGTTGTCCCTTCACAACCAAACCCAGATTTGAAAGCACATCACTCTAAATAAAATTTTTATTAAATAAAGATATGAAATTTACTGTTTATTCTAAAGACGGTTGCCCATATTGCACAAAGGTGCAACAGGTGCTACAGTTAGCAGAACTACAACATGTGGTTTATAAATTGAATAGGGACTTTACCCGTGAAGAATTTTATGGAAAATTTGGAAACGGCTCTACTTTTCCTCAAGTCACTGTTGATGAAAAAAACATTGGCGGTTGCACTGACACCGTTCGATATCTTAAGGAACAAAAACTAGTTTAATGGAAAATAATCTTCAAGAAGTTTGCAACGATGTTGAGAAGGCAATTGACTATGCCTTTAATGGACAATTTGTAATGAAGTTTTATGATTACCTTAAGGTTCGTAAAGCCAAAAGAACAGAAGTTGAAGAATTTATTGTGAGTAATACTGCTCATGAATTAAACGATCTTGTAACTGAACTTGAAGAATATCTTGAAGGTGGGAGTGATGAAATGCATAAACAACTTCGTGAAGGTTATGGGCACATTCCTAAACCACAAGCAAGAAAAATTAAAAACTATTTGTATGGCATCCTAGATGATGCTAAAAAGTATAGTCATGATAGACGACCTGGACGACGCAAAAAGCAAACTAAATAAGTCAGAACCCCAAATCAATCGGGGCGTTGAATTACTGTTACGTAATAGGAGGAGGAAACCAGAACCACCAAAAACTTTCCAAGTAAAGTTTGGTAAGATGGTAACTCTCTTCCGCAGGGAGATAGTTTTACACCTGAACTTCTACTTGGACATCAGGAAAAAATAGAACTCTCTGGAGAAATAAAGATGTTAGCAGTAACTCTCACCATCAGCACACTTGTCTCAATCATGTTCTTTTTTGTAGGAGGTGTGGTAGGATGGCTAGCAAAAGAACATTTCTATTCCACTAATATTGCATATACGCACCCAGAGATGTTTGATGAAAATGGTAATGTTTTACCAGATGAAATTTTAGCAGTACGATTTGAAAACGATTATGACTACGACGACGAAGACGACGACGAGTAAGCAAAAACTCCCGCCCAATCCTTTTGTTCATGAAATCTTAGAACTTGCAAGCAAACAACGTTCTAAGGCAAAGAAAGTAGAGATTCTTCAAGAGTATTCTAATGATGCTCTGAAGACTCTCTTCATTTGGAACTTTGATGACACTGTTATCTCTATGGTTCCTGAAGGTGAAGTTCCTTATAAGGAGAATGAAGTTCCTGTAGGAACTGATCACACTTCTTTGCGTAAGGAATACAAGCACCTTTATAACTTTGTTAAGGGTGGCAACGATGGTTTGTCTTCTCTTCGCAGAGAAACTATGTTCATCCAAATCTTGGAAGGACTTCACCCAGAAGAAGCTAAGATTCTTTGCCTTGTAAAAGATAAGCGACTTTCTGAACAATATAAGATTACTTACGATGTTGTTAGGGAGGCATACCCCGATATTAAGTGGGGAGGCCGTTCGTGAGTGTTAGCCTAGAGGAGGAAACTAAAATGGCAGAATATGGAAATACTGAAAGAAATGTTCTGCCGTCAGACTATGGATGTCAAATTCTCCTAGAGAAGACAACTCTAGAAATGGCTAAAGACAAATCGTTTCCTAATGATGCCAGACTTATTTGGTATATTGTTGATGGTGTAGAGTACATGGACTTAACTAGATGTAGTAAAACATCAAAGTTGTTTGACATGTACTATGATAGGTATGGAAAAGGTGCTGTTCAGAAAATTGATTTTGGATACGGAACTGTAAGTCCCAAATTGTGGGGGTATAAATCACCAGATAAAAAGAAGAAAAAATGAGTGACGAACTTCTTAAAGAACAAATAAATGCTCTGATTAGAGATGAAATTCAAGATGTCATTAATGACTATGTTGATACCAAAGAACAAACAAAGGAAACCAAGCTTGGGTTTTCTAATGATGACGATCAAGAATTAAAAGTAAATATCTCTAATAAAGAAATTGATAAACTTATCAAGCAATATAAAAAAATTAAAAAGCAGGAGAAATCTAACCTCTCTCAAATAAAGAGACTTGGGTTAGTAGATAAGCACGGTAAACCATTGAGTTGACAACCGTCTTAAATAGTATTATGATTTAAGCACGTGTAACTCTTATTATGAACTATAAACCATACTCACCTGAGTGGCATAGGTATCGCTATCTAAAAGAAGCGATTGATAAGTATCTCGATGACTATGTTGATCCAACGTTTATCATGGACGACATTAAGGACATTCTTCATATTCGTTCAGAGACAGCGTATGATGAATTTCAACGAATCAATCAACTAGAGCACTATCTATCGGACAATTAAAATGCTTTCAACCCAATACAGGTTACGATTAGAAGCAATCTGCGAAAAGATTGTGGCACAGGAATCGGTAGGTTTGGAGGATATGATTTGGGCAGAGAAACTTGCTAAGGCAAATACTTCTGCCCGTGAGATACTTAAAAGAGCAAGAGGCCGTGCTGCTAATCCTGATATGGTGGAGGGTAGTATGGACGACTTTATGAATAAGATGGGTTTGGGTGATCCAGATCCATCAAATCATCGCACTGGTTTTGGTAGTGCTGATGAGATTGTAGACTGGTTCAATGAGGACCGCCCTGACGATTGGAGGCAACGTGACTGACAAACTAACAGCAGTAATTTACTCTAATGGTAGTCAAGAGTGTGAGCGTATGGCTATGCTCCTTGAATCTACTCCAGGAGTAACTGAATTTCATGAGTATCTGCTTGGTGTAGATTTTAGTGATAAACAGTTCCGCATGGAGTTTGGTAAGGATTCAACGTATCCTCAATGTGCTATTGGTAATAAGCATGTTGGTAGTCTTAAAGAAACGCTTCAGTACATGAGCGACAAAGGAATGTTCCTTTAAGAATCGTAAAATTGTATCACATTTTACAAAAGAAACTTGCTATATAGTTTACTGGAGGGTATAATACCTCTACGTTCATCCAGGAAACTGGACGCAAGTAGGACGACGCGGAACGGAACGTTCATCCCATAGGGGACGCAAACGCCGCCCGAAGGAACGGGATTAACC